GCCGGTGTATTTGATGCAACATCTCCTTGGAACGCAGACGGTGCTGGGTCGCCCTGGATATTTAACTGTACAGCTGTTGTTGTCATCGCTGACGGCTTTGGCTTAATTATACATGTGCCGGTTGCAAAACTTTGTGTTGCAACATTTGTTAAATTTTGTGGCTGGAGATATGGCTGTACAATTTCTGTTAGTGTTACTTTAGGCTTTCTCGTAAATATAATTTCAGATGTATTATACCGAGATGGAGCACATGGAATAGTACGTGACCATAATGTATTTGGGAAGTTGAGATAATCCGGGTCATTTACATCTTGACTAGATCTTAAGCCGCGGCCATTTATGTCAACTGATGCTCGACCTGCTAGATATACTGTGGCCGTACCATATGGCGTCTCCGGATAAATATATATCGCAATTACTCGAGTACCATCAGACTCTAAATAACTAATAGGCTCGTTGTAAATTGGGTCGCCATTGGAATCTAGAACTTCAATATGTATTTTAGAATTTTTGACTAATGTTTCTGCTGACGCCCTGAGTTTAAAGAGGTTTTTACCTCCCGTCAATGTAGTAGGAAATTCTGCTACATTAAAGTATTGATCTGCGTTAGCAGTCGTGTCTATTATCGATATACCTAGATCTTTAAGACCTACATATTCAGCATGTTTTCGTAATCGACCTAGATTCCATGTTCCTGCGGGCATATAACTTATCCTTTATTTATAATAAATATCAGGTAAAGTTAATTTCAGAGTATCCGTTAACTTTCTTTATTTCTACTAATTTATCTACAATGTCACGCATGGAATCGATATGGGAAATACATAACAAAAACCCAAATTGTGACTTAAGATATTCAAATAACATAAACATTGAATTAAGGTTATTTGAATCTAATACTCCAAATCCCTCATCTATTGCTAAGAAATTTGGTCTTGGTAAATTTGATACATTAATCAATGAAGTCCTGATTGCTAATGATGAAATAAACTTTTCCATTCCGGATGTCAATTCTAATGGCCAATAATTATCATCATCATAAACAATATGAGCATTTATATTTTTGCCATCTGTATGTAATACGATTGTAAACTCTACTACTTGGTTAAGAATATTATTAATTTCAGATTCAATTTGAGGGAGCGCCTTTGTTATCAAATGATATGGGACTCCGTCTCTGTTAACAGCTTTTTGATAATATTCATATCCTTGGTACTGTTGTTCTAGTTCTTTTAATCTATCGATACCGCCTTGGGCATCTTGTTTCGTCTTTTCTGCCAATTTTAGCTTGCCAGATAACGTTAATAATTTCGAATCAAATTCGCTAATATCTATATTAACGGTAGAGATTTCATCTCGAATTTCCTGTATCTCGGCATTCTTATTTTTATTAAATTCTAAGTCAGATTTTTGTTTTAATGATTTTTTTAGTTCTAATTTACTTGTTTTTATGTCTTCGCGACATTTATGAAGTTTCCATTTGAATTGTTCAAGCTCTCTTTCCAGATTATTTAATGTTCTATCCAAGTCGGTTGCCTTGGCTTTTAATTTTCCTAATAATTCTAACTTTTCCTTTGGCATATCTTCATGCTCTACCTTTGCAATGCCATCTTCAAAATGCTTAATATCAAATTCTATAACTTGTTCTTCGTCAATTAACTTTGGCAACAGGTCTGCAACTTGTTTAGTTTCATGTAACCAAGGATTGGCCATACAGAAACTGCAATTCTCATCCCATGCATGTTTATCTAATTTAGATACTATCTTTTGGGCATGTTGAATTTTTAGCTGTTTTAATTTTAAATCGTTATTTAATTTTATAACAGTATCTTTATAGTCCTTCAATTCAATCAATGCATGTTGTAATGCATTTTTATCGACTTTATTTATTTTCTGTTCGGTTTCTTTTATGATGTCCTTCTGTTCGACGATTATTTCTTTTTGAGTATTTCTATTTGCAACCACTTCTTGCAACTCACCTTCCATTCTTTCAATTTCAGATTTCACATCTTCTGCCGAGTCTAATGTGGCATCAACTTTCTTTAATTCTGTGGTCATAGTGAAAATGATGTCATTGAGGTTAGTCTTCATTTCATCATGCTCTACCTTATCAACTTTCATTTGTTCATATGAGCCCGTATATTGACTAATTATATCTTTAGATGATGCAAGGCCGGTTGAAAAATCTTTTCTTTTATATTCTCTAATTAATGCCGCAGTATCTTTTATTTCATCATGTCCGATCTGATACTGTTGTTCGAATATATCGATGTCTAAGAATTGGGACAATAATTCCTTACGTTCTCGTTGACTCTTATCGATAAACCCGGTGTTGTTGTTTTGCAATGATAATGCCGTCAATACAAAGTCATCATATGTACCTAAATATTGCTGTATACTTTTGTTTGTTGAATCTCTTTGGTCTCCGTTGAGATTCTCCTCGTTCCCAGATGCATCTACTCTCCAAAAATTTACATTGACTTTAACATGGCCATTTGAATGCCGCTTTGCTTTCCGTTCGATAAAGTAATTGTACTTTCCTAGTTCAAATTCAAACTTACAATCAAATCTAGATTTTTTATTATTTAGTACATGCTTTGCTTTCTTTGTTCTAGAACATTTGTCGAAACAGCAAAATGATAGTGCATCTAACAGAGTGGACTTGCCGGCAGCATTAGGAGCAAATATACCATAAAGTCCATGCATGTTTGTAAAGTCGATTGAATTATTTTCTCCATAACTAAACATATTAGAGAATTCAAACTTCTTTGGCATCCATGTTATATTTCTCGTTAATGGGTTTACTGGCAACTTACTATGTACTGTACGATTTATATGTCGTATGGTATCTAATAATTTATCATCTAATGCATACTCATTTGTTAGATACTCGGTAATGACCTTATTTTGCCATTCCACATCTCGGATATTACCAAAATTAATTTTCTTTTTTGAATCGGTGGTATTTAGTCCATTAATTCTCTGAATTGATATATCCTGGACTTTATGTTGTGATTTAATTTTTGCAACCAGTTCCTTAACAGTTGCTGAATCTGTATCCTTTATTTTTAGTCTTAATCTAGGACGTAATGGGACTGCATCACTAGGGTTCATTATCTTGCCATTCTCGATATGGTATGTATAATATCCATAGTCATTTGGAATGTCGACAAACTCACATGCCTTAGATTCTAAGTCCCATACCATAATGCCATGGCCTAATGCTTCTCCATGGTTTTGTTGACTCAGTGACCCGGCATATGCTATAGTCTTTTCATCATTTAAATATTGCGGCTTATGAATATCTCCTAATAATACTAAGTCATGTCCATCGAACATAGTCGTAGTTACATGGGTGTTACTTAAAGTAAAGCCGGCGTCCGTGGAGGCATTGTGGACCGATCCATGCTGCAATGCAATTTTATAATCGCCATCAAAACTATCAGCTCTAATATAATCTATAGGCTTATCACACACCGACATTACGTTAAAGTGTACTCCGGAAATACAATATATACCATTGTCTTTAAGATAGTGTAGCCTTTGATGATTTAAGGCTTTAACGATTGGACTAAGGGCATCTAGGCGATAACTATTATTTAGGTTACAATCATGATTGCCCATGATAATAATAGTAGGTGCCAAATCTGCTAGATTTTTAAAGAATTCTGAAACTACATGTACTAGTTCCGGGGACATATCTGTTTTTGCATGAACAATATCACCTGCTACGTATATTAAAGAGTTCTTAGTTCTAGTTTTTTTAATATATGAATATAATCTTTTAAAGACTAGTCTATACTCTTTATGTCGTGTGACATTTCTAACATGTACATCAGCAATGTGATATATCTTGTCTATTGTATCAATTCCAATATCTATAGTGCGCATAGTATCCTCTGTTCCATAAGTTCCATATCAGTCATTTTTTCTGTCATATTTAATATACCCGTTATTTTTTCAAATCCTAAGTCATTAGGATCTTTCCCTGTAATGTCGACGAAGTATACATCCAGCCCGTTTGCTATAAAATATTGTGCTGTCTCTAGCGCCTGTTTACGTGCGTCTAGATCTAAGCATATATAAATTTTGCGGACACCCTTTTCTACAATTCGTCGTTTCAATGTATTTGAAATCGTCTTGCCAAATAAAGGGATTGCATTCCGTTTTATTGTAATTGCATCAAATGCGCCTTCTACTAATATAATAGGCATATTCCAATTAATATGTAATTCAAATCCTACAATATCTTTTGATGCTGGTGGATTTTTATGTTTATATTTATCTTTTGAATAATACGCACGTGCTACAAAATAATTTAAACTTCCATTAGCATCATGGCTAGGAATAATAATCTTGCCTTTGTAAAGACCTTTCCTACAATATCCAATTCTATATTTTAAGATATCATGAATGCCAATGCCCCGGCCCTTGAGGTAGTGTATAGCATTTCTATACTCGGGGCTCATCTCCTGTAATTCCCATAATGGCCTATATCCTTCGGGCAATTGTAATACAGGCGTATCTGTAGTTGTCTTGCTAGGCCTATATTCTACATCATCTAATAGTTCAACTAGTTTAGCGATCTTCTCTCGCTGGACGTTTAGTTTACGAAATAATACCGGTAATTTCCTCCCAGCAGCATTACATACCCAACAATGCCAATATTGTGTAACGATATTAACTTCCATCTTCTTTTTATCATGATGACAGAGCGGGCAATGAAATGCAATATTATCATTTGAGTTGATTTTACCACGACCCATTACAGATTCAAGAAGAGTTATAACAGCGAATTTGCTCATTTGCGAATTAATTAATTATACTTATTTCATTATCATTTCATTACTTTCAATAATAATGTTTTATTAAATACATTCAATAAAAATTTATATAATATGAATATATTATAAAAACTTCGTAAAGGCAAATATTTTACGAGCTTTTTTTCTCGTTTAACCAACTCTTCGGTATAGTCTTCTCCGCCCACGGTATATCATGTTTATCGCAGAACATCCCATATGTTGTCTTCGAACCTTTTCTAATCTTTGTGTTAGCTGACTGAAATACCATTCGTATATCTAATTCTGGCTTTTGCTTCTTAATGAGCAAATGCTTTTTTCTATCTTCTAGAACCCAACGGCCTTTGGTTTCTACTAATATACCATTTGGTAATGTAAAATCGATAGTGTAGGTATGTTTAGTTTCCGGCTTGATATAGCCAATGACCGTATCTTCATACCCAAAATTAATTTTGTTTTCCTTAAGTTGATCTGATACTGTATGTTCAAATCCACTCCTGTAACCATGTTTAATTGCGTTCGCACGTAATTTAGATTTTGATCTCCATGCCATAACTAGTTCCTTATTTAATATAAATATTAATAGTCCCAACGAACAACGAAGTTCATATCCACATCAGGATTTTTTTGGATAGGCTGGGCTAATTTTGCGGCGGCTACCATTTCGGCGTTATCATTATATAACCCTATTGATGTTATATAAGGTTTTAATGTTCCTGATACAAATAAACCTTTTCTTAATTCACCGGGAGGCAAATTATTTTGATCTGCATCACATGGATTCCCCGGGGCTGTTGAAGGCCGGTATGTTGATGACGGATTCATCGTGACATTAAATTGATCTTTTGGCACACGGACTAAACATTCGTTTTCGTATAATGTATGAGTACCACGGTACTCTAAATTCCAAGTGTTTCCAAATACACCTGATCCGGAATTATATTTTGGTAGTGGAGATGAAACTACTGCCTGGCCATTTTTATAAAATACATTTCCTGCTACATTGGTTTGATAACATGCTGCCGATAAATAATGATTGTGGCCTAGAGATGTCAATGCAGCATCGGATATTGCATAGTCATACATTCGTAATTCCGCAATCTGTTGATTGTTACCGCCATCGGTACGAGTCGATGTTGTATTGCCTATTATAATATCTGCATTATTGATTGTATTTATAGGCAACTTCCCGCTTATGGGATTAATGCCCGTTGTGCCATTCACGAAAATTTTCACTTCATCGCCTATATTACGTACGCATATATGATCCCAT